ATATTTTAGCCTACGGTAATTCAAATTTTAATTTCGGCACTAACAATACTACTTTCATGAGAATTGAACCTGCTAATAAATATTTGAACTTACTCGGTAACAATCTGGTTACTACCGGCGGAATGTTCGCCGATAGAATAGGTGCCTATACCCAGAATTATATTGCCGTTACCAATTCCCTGTATATCAGCGACCCCGGTACTTATAAACCTTATAACGGCAGCTACGGTTATTTAAATAGTTCCGGCAAGACGGGAACATCCTCAGGAGAATATGTGTATTCACTGGTTTGCAATAACAGAGTAAAAGCTCCTGAGTTCAATGCCGTCTCTTCCTTGAAACTTAAAAACATTCAAGGAAATGGAGAGGAAATAGAACAGGAAGCTTTGCATCTCTTTAATCAAATCCCGTTATATAAATATTCTTACAAAGATAAAGTTAAAAACGGAGAGGGTTCAACTTTTGGGGTAATTGCCGAGTATTTACGGGAAGTATTACCTAACTCCGTCAATGAAGATAAGGATTTTGTACCTAACATCCTGCAAGAGTGCGAAATTAAAGCCGTAGGTTCTTCTATCTACTCTCTAGAATTCAAGCAGGATTTAAATCAAATAGAAGGAGAAAACTTACGCCTGCTAACATCTGACAACGTACTTGAAGTAACCATTACCGAAACTGAAGATAAACGTTTATTAGTAAAATCGGTATCATCTTTGCCGCCGCAGGGGTTTGCTTACGGCACTTATGAAAGCTGTCCATCGGTTACTAAAAACAAACTTTTTGAGTTATCAATGGTGGTATTAAAAAACGCTTTAAGGCGTATTGAGGTTTTAGAAAATAGATTAACAAATATTTAAATATTATCGGAGGCAAACCAAATGAACACAAATTTAAAAGACATAGCATCAAATCTGAACGATTCAAAACTGGTCGCAAATACTCAAGTGGATTTATTGTATTTAACTAACTTGGCAGCACAGGTTTTTAATGATCCAAAAATATATGCAACTATCCAATCAGATGCTGGGTTTATCAATCAAATAGCCGGACAGCTTTTTAACTACTTCAGTAATCCGAATCCAATAACTGAAAAAATATGGTACGTAGCATTAGCTTCCGGGTTAGCTCAGTCAATTAGCGATGCTAATAATCTAATTAGCAAAATTCCTCACGGAAACCCAAAAGGAGCTGAATTAGGAGTAATTCTAAATGTTTTTATAGCGGATTGCAAGGCTATTGAAAAGATCATACCTATCAATGAGTAGTAAAGTTTACCGAATTCTCTCTTTTGACGGCGGCGGAATGAAAGGGTTATTTTCTGCTTATTTCATGAAACAGTTCTGCCGGGAGGCTGATATTCCAGGAAATAAGATTTATGAATATTTTGATATTATCGCAGGTAGTTCCATAGGAGGTATTCAAGGCTTAGCATACGCAAGCGGTTATAGCCCTGATGATATGATCGAGATGTTTTTAGCCCAGCAGAATCCTTTAGATGACGGTAGCTATAACACAAGCAGCATATTTTACCCTGCCGTCTCAACATGGCAGAAAATAAATACTATTCTATACGGTGATCAAACATGGTATCAGAATACCAACTTAAAAGCCTTACTTAATGCAAAGTTCGGGCAAAGTAGGATGTTTCAATTAAAGACGAATGTATTAATTACCGGTGCTCAAGTATACGCAACCAAAATCCCTGATGTCGGCGCTGATATTAAGGCTTATCGTCCAGTATTATTTTCCAATATGGGCTTTACCGGACTTGAGGGTCAAAATTACCTTGTACAGGATGTAGCCTTAGCAACAAGTGCTGCTCCTATTTATTTCCCGGCAGTAAATATTCCGGAAGTTACTACGCCAAATTCCAAATTCATTGACGGGGGAACTTACCAGAATAACCCGTCTGCCCTAGAGTGGGCTTTAAGTAACGGGCTAAGCCCGTCAACTAATCGCATTTGTGTTCTATCCGTCGGTACGGGTCTTGGCACGATCGGGTTATTTGATCCCGTTCCTGTTCCTCCCCCTGAAACCATTAAAAAGCATTTAAATGAATTCAGGGAGTTTCTGTTATTACAGAAAAATTATACGACAGAAAAAACCGAAGAAATCGTTAATTTAATAATTCCTAATTTTGAAAACGTCTATTTATTGCTTGATTTAATATCTTTAGGAATAAGCGGACCGCAAGAAGCGGTAAATAAACAGTTAGAGCTCCAATCGCTTTATGGCTCCAAAATCAACAATAAAGACCTCTTCTATTATCGTTTTAATACAATCTATAATTTAAATCAGGATACGGAGCTTGATTGTACTACTGCTGATTTTCTAAATTATATAAAAACAGCAGCGGAATCTCAGTATCAAAAAGATGCTTTAAAAATACAGGGATTTATTCAGAAACTAAATTATTAATTTTTATTTATATATTTTACCTCCATTAAGTGCTTATTCCAGCGGAATTATATGATTTTGGCAGGCTATAAATATTCTATGTTATAATAAAAAGAAAAAGGCAATATATGGCTGACTTATCAAATATTACCGCTTTAAGCGGTCTTACTATTACTAGCGATCAAACCCTTGGCACTAATAACCCTAACGCTACCTTTGCCGTAAGTAGCGTAACGAATGAGCAGAGAGATAGGCTCGAGAACGTTACTCCTTACACAGTAAGGGGTACATCAGTTAAGGTAAAGCCCGGGACAAGAATTTTCAACATTACTCTCGGTGTGCCGCAGGTTTTTAGAAACGGCGGGTGGGAGACCGAGTTTTCGGTAAATACGGCAGCTACCGGTGCAGGTCTTACTAACGGAGCACCTTTTGTCTACCCTTCAGGTCCAAGAAATGAAGTTGAAGTCACTGCCAACCAAGTAAATGGGTTTACTTATTTTGATGTTACTAACACAGTCCTTAGAACATATAAAGATGCATGGGAAACCATTACCTCAGCTTAAAAAGTTTGTTAATAAATGAACTATACTACTCTCTTTAATCAGATCATAGCTTATGCCAATAGAGGAGGTAGCATTGAATTTGCTGCCGCCATCCCCTATTTTATTGAGATGGGACAGCAGAAAATCTGGAAAGAGCTAAATACTACAGGTTTTCAAAAAACCACACAGCTTAAAAAGTTTCAGGTAAATAATGCCGCTATTGAAAAACCTGCCGATTGGCAGGAAACCGTCTCAATAATTTATGGGTCAGAAAATAACTTTTTTATAAATAACGTCGTCCTGTTTCCTAGAAGCTACGAATTCTGTATAAATTACTGGCCAAATGTTAATTTAAGCGATGCGGCTAATCCTCCCCTGTTTTACTCGGATTATCAAGCCGGAGGAGAAAACGTAAGTCCTTATAAGTATTATCTGATCGTTCCAACACCGGATAAAGAATATAATTACCAAATAACTTACATAGGAAGACCTGATTTGATTACAAATGATAATCAAACCAATATCCTAACTGACTACTACCCTGATCTTCTATTCTATGCTGCCTTTTTAGAGGCTCTTGTTTACTTAAAGGATGATCAGAGAATGCCCGTCTATACAAAGTTATATCAGGAAAGCTTAACTGCTGCTAACCACCTAACCAAAGATCGTTACATTGATCGTAGCGTAAAAAGAGATGTAGGGTAATTTATGGCTACGCAAAAGCAGATGTTTCCTATTATCTATAAGCCTGGAATACTCCGTGACGGTTCATTTTTTCAAGGAAGTTACTCTACAGGCGGGCAATGGGTCAGGTTTTTTAGAGGGCAACCTCAGAATATCGGCGGAATGAGAAATTACGTAATATATCAACAAGGTGTAGCTCAGATTTTAACTCCCAATTCTATACCGACTAACGCTCTTATATACTATGATAACAAAGGCGATAAACATATCTTATTAGGAATTTCTCCCACTTATGGACCAGGCTTATCCAGTGTAATAGATGTTACTTATACAAGTACCGGTAGCCAAACCAATACTTATAGTTCCGCGTACACTAATCCTACCAATACCTTGACACAATTTGTTGTGGTAATAAGCATTATCAATAGCCTTCCAACGCAAATTATATTATGTCTGGGTATGAAAAATTACCGGGATATTAATAGTAGCATAGCTGTTTATAACATCTTGGCAAAGAAAGATACCGAGGGATTCTTTTCTATAAATTTTCCAGATTTCGTTTTAAAGGAAGCAACGGGAGGAATGCTTTATGTCGGAAACAGATTATTTTATTACGGTAACAACGGCCTAGTTAGGTGGTCTTCGATTGCCGCAGAAAAATCAGGAGAGCAGATGGACTTGCAAAAACCTTTCTTATTTTTTAAAGATAAATATTCCATCAATATTAGTACCGATAAAGTAATTTACGGTGCAGAATGGCGAGGAGGGGTAAATGCACCGACAATAATCTTCTGGACACTCGGCTCCGTTATTCTTATTACCAATACTACAGGTAGTAATAATCAGGTTACTACCGATATAGACGACCTTTCTTTCAACAGAAAGGTATTATCAAGAGATAGCTCCATTCTATCTTCAAATAGCGTCGTTGAATATGACGGAATATTCTACTGGCCCGGAACACAAAGATTTTTTGTATTCAACGGCGTAGTTCTTCCGCTTGAAAACAATCTCAATCGTCAGACGTTTTTTGATACTATTGATATGAGTAAGCGCCAAAGGGTCTTTGGCGTCAAAAACGTAAGCAGGGATGAAATATGGTGGTTCTATCCTGAAAAAGGGAAAGATGCTAATGTTGGATGCACCAGAGCCGTTATTTACAATGTGGTAGACAATACCTGGTATGATACCAGCATAGAACGGGCAGCAGGTTATTTTGATAATACCGGCGGTAATATGTATACTGTAGGCAAAAACCTGGTACCTTATGAAGGTGATAATAACAGTTATGTCTGGGAACATGAAGTTGGCAGCGATCAGGTCAATCTTTACAAGGAAGTAGATCAGCAAACAAAACCTATTCCTTCCTTCTTTACCACCCCGATAATTTCCTATGCTACCTTTAATCCGCAAAAACAGGTAGCGGGAATTGATTACAACATAAGTATACAGAGAATAGAGCCTAATATTGTCGGAACAAAAAAAGTAAAAATGACCGTTAGTATCAATACCTATGAATATCCTGCAAGCAATCCCGTGACGGCTACTTATGATCTTACCGAGGATAAAGAACCGGATAATATTATCAAACCCGCAATCAATGAGCGTGTTCAGGGAAGAAACATCAGTTTTACTTTCAAATCAGAAGGTATCGGCTCCGGCTATCAAATGGGAACTAGCTTTGTTTTAGCTGAAATAGATGACGGTAGGCCATGATTAGCGTTTATCCCAAATATATTAGCGTTAAATACTGGGCAGCTACCGTTTGTGATGATTACTCGGATTTCCCTCTCCCCATCCTTCATGATGAAACAAAGTGGGCAGCGTGGGCGCAAAACTTAATCGTAATCGAGCCGTTTATGAGTACCGGAGTACCAAGTCCCTATAAAGACGCTCGTAAAAAGGACGGAGTACTTGCCTTTAAAAACTGGGAGGAATGGGCAAAAAAAGCCTATTTGGTAATGCTTGGATATGATAATAATCAAAATAACTAACCATTCTTTAAAAACCTATCTTATCTCTTGGTCCCTTTATCTTAAAATCTTGAGGACAATTTGCTTTCAAAGCTACCGCTTTAGTATAATAACACTATATGCTTAAATGACTGACTTTATGAAAGAATGGATCAAACTCTTTGTTTTTAGTAAATATTTTATTCTCCTGGCTGCTCTAATTATTGGATTGCTTTCAGGTTATTTCTGGTATCCCGATAATCCGGTTGAGGAAATTGCCGAAAAAGTAATAGAAGAGCAAACGGGAATAGATATTGATTTAACTCCCGGTACTCCTAAAAACTCAAATCCAAAATGAAAGTATCAGAGCAGGGATTTGATCTTATCAGGGAATTTGAGGGCTTTAAGAGTATTCCCTATCTATGTCATGCCGGTAAGTTAACAATCGGCTACGGGCATGTTATTAACGATAAGGACAGGAATATCATTATTGACCGGGATGATGCGATTTTATTACTAAAGAATGATATAAAAGATATAGAAAACACTATAGATTCATTGGTAAAAGTATCCATCACCCAAGGTCAATTCGATGCTCTGGCAAGTCTTATCTATAACTGGGGAACCGGTAAATTTAAATCAAGTCTCGGTTTACAAAAACTGAATACCGGCGATTATAAAGCAGCAGCCGATGAGTTTTTCAGTAAAACCAAAGGCGTAGTAACTGTTAACGGCAAATTCTCTTCAGGTTTGTATAGAAGAAGACAGGCCGAGGAGGTTTTATGGTACTCCTGAAACATAAATTTGGAGCTAAACCTGTTCAGGATGACGGTATCAGATTTGCTTCCAAAAAAGAACATAAGAGGAGTCAATCATAAACTTTGTGTAAGTTAAGAAAAGAAATGGTAAGATAACCATAAAATTAAAATAACTTATATAAAGGCAAGAAATGAGTAAAAAATCAAAGAAAATAGATCAACAAATAGATTCTATAAATCAAATTAATTTAACAAATAAAATAGTAGAAGAATTATTATCGAAAGCAAATCCAGAAGAGTTATTTGGCAAAGACGGTTTGTTTCAGCAGCTAAAGAAGCAAATAGTTGAGAGAGTATTAGCCAGCGAGCTTGAACATGATCTTGGTTATTCAAAACATAGTAAAGCCCCTAAAATAGATAATAACCGCCGTAACGGTAGCTATGAAAAAACAATAATAGACGAAAATGGTAATCAGTTAACAGTAGACGTACCTCGCGATCGAGAAGGAGAATTTACCCCACAATTATTACCTAAAGGTGTTAGAAGGTTCAACGGTTTCGATGATAAAGTAATCTCCCTTTATGCTAGAGGCATGAGCGAGATCCAGGGACATTTAGAAGAGATATACCAGACAGAAATTTCTAAAGATTTAATTTCAACAATAACTGACGGGGTTATTGACGAGGTAACGAGATGGCAGAATCGGCCACTTGATAGCATCTACCCAATATTATATCTGGACTGCATTCATGTAAAATCCCGAGATAATAATATTGTAATCAACAAGGCCGTATACTTGGCAATTGCTGTAAACATAGAAGGTAAAAAGGAGTTACTTGGTATTTGGATTGGTAAGAATGAAGGTAGTAAGTTCTGGATGCAAATCATTACGGAGCTTAAGAATAGAGGGATTGAACAAATTTATGTTGCTTGTGTGGATGGATTAAAGGGTTTTCCTGAGGCAATAGGTAGCATTTTTCCAAATACTATAGTGCAGCTCTGCATAGTCCATATGGTTAGGAATTCTGTAAAATATGTTTCGTATAAGGATTTAAAAGAAGTTACTAGAGATTTAAAGAAGATTTATACTGCTGCTACCGAAGAAATGGCACATTTTGAGCTAAAACAATTTGGAATAAAATGGGATAATAAATATCCTGTTATTTCTGATATCTGGCAAAGAAATTGGTCAGGAATTGTGCCGTTTTTTGCCTTTCCTGCGGAAATTAGAAAGGTCATATATACTACTAATGTGATTGAATCGGTAAATCGTCAAATCAGAAAAATCATCAAAAATAAAGGTGTTTTCCCTGATGATAAATCAATTCAAAAAATAATTTTTTTAGCCCTTAGAAATGCCGCAAAAAAATGGACCATGCCCCTAAAAGACTGGCCGTTAGCGCTAAATCAATTTGAAATACTTTGCGGAGATTTTAAATATGATTTATTGGAAAGTAAAAAATAAAACTTACACAAAGTTTATGATTGACTCTTTAAATTAACTGCTTGCTTTTGAATAAAAGTTTTAATACCATAAGACTGGATCATCAGTTATTTTGATCACGCGTTTTTTTCTTTTTTTATCAAGTCCTAAATTATTTACAAGTGATCGTATTTTGCGGTCACTTTTTTTGTTGGTCAAAATTTAAAATCATGTTACGCTTAAATTCCATGATTTGGTTAGATGACTTTAAGAAAGGGTAAGGCAATTATTCCATTGTTGCCTTACTTGGCTTGGCTAACTCCCTTAAACTCTAACCCCATACTTTCAGCAAGTTTATTGATACTATCCCCGTAATTCGTCTCTATCTGCTGCCTGATAAATGAATTTGGTGCTTGTAGTGTGATAAATTTACTACTCTCATCAATAACAGGATTTAACTTGCTAAGCCAGTTACGGTACACGTACTCGTCATAAACGGCAATTAGTCGATGGCAGATATCTCCCCATGTTCCTTCGGGTAGTTTCAATGGCTCCGGTTTTAACGCCTCAGGCGGTTTCTGCTGTTCCGGTGTTTCGTTATTGTTGCCAGGTATATTGGCTTTAAGCCTGAAGTTAATGTTACCCGTTTTAACCGCGTCATGAAGTTCATAACGCAAAGCCCCGGCCATATAGGCAATAAACCCTTTTTTATAATCAAATCTAGCTGTTATTTTAGGGTTTTTAGACATTTTTAAAACCAGCTGGATAATGAAGTTATCGGTAAAAGATCGGCCTGATCTGGAACGTAGTTCATCACAAGTAGTACGGTCAATTAGGGGTAACATATTAGCTAGGGTTTTTGGCTTATCATAGGCAAAAGGTTTATAGACCTTTGCTTTTGCTTGCGCCTTAGTCGGTTTTTTCCTCTCGTTAGATAAGCGTTTTTTAAGCTTAGCAGGTTTAACAGGTTTTTGAGAAAGAATAGAAACTTTAAGTTCTGAGGTTTCTTCTATTTTAATTTCTTCAGAATTTTGTAAAAATTTAGATTCAAGATCTATATCTTCAATATCTTTATTTTCTATTATAAAATACTCACAACTAGCTTGATTGTTATGGTTTAAAGATTCGCCTCGCTCAATAAATTGCGCGGTAGAATTATCCTCTTGAGATACTATTTCCTGTTTATAATAAGCAAATTCGTAACTATGGCGGTGCTTTTTACCTTCATGAGTAATAGAATTATGGTAAGTAATATCTAGGACAGTTTCTAACTGCTTTATGATATTTCTATTTTGTCCTCTTTCACACTTGGTAATTGTAGAAATATACTTGTGATTAAGGAATACACGCTTGCCTTTTTCTAATTTCTGTACTACTGGGGCTAGAATAGCCTGTGCATCCTTACTTAAGTTTAGGGCTTTTTTTCTACATAATTTATCGTTATTTGCCCGTCCTATATTATCCCATCCGAGATAGTTTTTACGGTAACGGGCTTTCTCTTCCTTAAATGAGTAGAGTTTGCATAGATGGTTTCGAACCTCATGTTGTTCGGAGCGTTGTAATAATGTCATTGTTTTCTAATACTTAAAATTATTTTAATTCTTAGAAAAAGTGTCTTGACGAAGAGACAATATACCACTATACTCCAGTTGTTATACAAGGAGCTAGGGTGCTTTCTCTCGTGGGGTGGCACTCTTTCTTTTTTATCGCTATTGTTTCTGATGTTTTAATTCTTATTTTCTATAAAGACTCTCCTTGAACCTCCTCATTTTACTTATATAACAAATAAGAATATTAACTATTTTAGTAAAAGCAAGATTTTTATTGAATTTTTATTAAAAATACTATACACAAACTAAAGTTTCTTATATAATAAATTATTATGAATAGAATAGAAATGATAAAAGAAGCAATAAGCGATAGTGGGTTGTATTCAAATAACCAATGTAAAATAGTGAATGTATTACTCGATATTGCTGTTAACAATGTAGCACAAGCAACTGTGCGTTTTCTTGAAGAGAAAACTGGGGTAAAAAAACCTACAATTTATTTTGCTTTAAAAATTTTTCAAAAAGACGGATTAATAATAAAAAATGAACAATTAGGAGGTTTTGAAATTCAACAACCTAAATTAAATTATTTTTTAGAATCTTATCAAAAAAAGCAATCTGTATGATTTTTATAATTATTTTTCAATAATTTTATAATAAAAGTATTTGACAATCTTATTTTCCTCCTCTATACTTACCTTGTAAGGTATAAAAAAACGTCTTAAGTTAGAGCTTAAGACGTTTTAAGAACCTTTTATGAGTCGTAAGAATTTAACAGTTTAATTGACCAAAGACTACTATAAATTCTTACTTTTAATCACTTTATCCATCAATGGAGGATATATGAAAAATATCTTAAGGCTACCATTATGTCAAGGAGCTTCTTTAAAATCAAAAAATCACGATAAAATCAGTAGTTCGGTAAATCATGGTAAAATAAAGTTAAGAAGCCATGATAATTGCGAGCCTACCATGCCTAGTTTAGAAGAAATCAGCGTTGCTAAAGCCAAGGAAGCCTTAAAGAGAGGGTTATTTGGAACAAAGGAAGCAGTGCAGGTATTTTCTAACCTTGAAGCTGCCAGAGAAGCTAATACAATATTCAAGCAACGATCTGTCCAAGCATTACCTACTAATATAGCAGAAACTCCTAAATTTCATAAAACTAAAAATGAAAGTACCGAGCTACCTACGTCTGCTAAGGAAACTTTTGCCAGAATTAGTCTAAGGGCTAGAGAAGCGTTTATAGAGGAGCAGATTGAGAGAGCCAGTCTCTATAATATTCCCTATAAGAATTACGGAGATGATTACTACCGGCTCATGGTTGACATTGACCATTATGAGTATTTACTTGAGAAGGCTAAAGACTACTGTGTTGATTGGGATATATCCGAATATGATCCAGTAGCTCTAGAGCAGCTAATAGAGGAAGCAGAGCATAATACTTACCTTTATAATCAGGAATTACGCTCCTACTTTTCGCTAACTAGAGGAGTGGAGGTATAAAATGCTTACTGTAAAAGATCGTTTTATTCCGAGAGAAGAAATCTCCAAACTTCTCTGGGGCATGCTCGGTGATATTTCCACTCATAGTTTGTCAATGTGGCTTAAGTCAAAGACAGATGACGAATTTGTGGTAGTACCGAGGGAGTTCTGTATTTTAGTGATTTCGTTTTTGGAAAGACAGACGGCAGCAAAAGAGCATTTGTTATTTGATTCCAAGAAAGTATTAGGTCAGCTTGAAGAAATAAAGCGTTATTTATAATAATAAAGAAATAAAGTTATTAATATGAAAAACAAGCCAGAATGGCTAAGAGAGCGTAAAAAATACCTAGGTGGTTCTGATTTGGGTGCTATAACAGGACTTAATCCATACCGCACGGCTCTTGACGTATATTTGGACAAAACCAGCGATAACATAACAGAGGAAACTAGCCCTGCCATGAGGTGGGGTACTCTTTTAGAGGATGTTGTTGCCAAGGAGTATGCAGAAGTTACCGGTTATAATTTAGAGATAGAGCCGAATGTTTTATACCATCCTGAATATAAGTTTTTAGGAGCTAATATTGATAGATGGGCAGATAATAAAGAGCATGTTTTAGAATGCAAAACTGCCGGCTTTACTAAAACCAAGGAATGGGGAGAAGAGGGAACAGATCAGATTCCTGAGAGTTATCTGGTACAAGTAGCTTTTTATGCTGCTATCTGCGCTGTACCAAAGGTTGATATAGCTGTTCTTATTGGAGGGCAGGATTTTAGAATCTATACTTATGCGCGAAATAGGGAACTGGAAGATAAGCTAATAAAGATAGCATGTAATTTCTGGTATAACCATATAGAGAAAAGAATACCGCCTAAATGTATAAATACCAGGGATACGTTTAACTTATTTCCACAAAGTAATTATCACGAAATATTAGCAGAAAATAATATAATGGAAAAACTGGAAGAGCTTAAAGCGGCCAAGGAGGAGGAAGTACGGATAGCTGATACCATTGAGAAATTAAAGACCGATATACAGGAATTCATGCGGGATTATGACGTACTTATCGATAATAACGGAAATGTAATAGCTACGTGGAAGAACACTGCTCCAAGGACATTGTTTGATTTAAAAAGGTTTAAAAATGAGGCAAAAGAGCTGTATATGAAGTATAGTAGTTATACTAAACAATCAAGAGTATTTTTAATTAAATGATGATGAGAAAATATCCGCTACTGACAAAGGAAGAGGGAGAAGAATTAAGGAAAATGCGGAAAGAAGCCGGTATAACAATACCTCAAATTGCGGCATATCTGCATACTTATCCATCAAGGATTACTGAGGTAGAAAGAGGAAATAAAGGAATTGATCCTGATTTTCTGGAAAGGCTAAAGAAACGCTATCAGTTAATAATAAAATATAAAGATATTTAAACAGAGAGGGTAAACCATGAGTAACATAGCAACAGTTATAGGAGGGATAAACGGTCTTGAAATGATGGAGAAGGCATTAAAGTTTTCGGAGGTCATGGCCAAGGCGGATATTATCCCTACTCACTATAGAGGAAAGCCTGCTAATGTATTTATAGCAATGCAGAGTGCGTTAAGGATGAACCTGGATCCGATGCAAATCATGCAGAATACTTTTGTAATAAGCGGCAAACTGGGGATGGTTAGTAGCTTTGCCATATCACTTGCTAACGGGAGCGGGTTATTTGATAGCGGAATACGTTATAGAGTGGAGGGAAGCGGGGAGGATTTGAAAGTTACCGCTTTTGCTTGCCTAAAAAAAGGGGGCGGGGAGATATCCTATACTATTACCATGAGAGAGGCCATTGCCGAAGGGTGGACTAAAAATAGCAAATATAAAACCCTGCCTGAGCTAATGTTAAGATATAGAGCAGCTACGCTGCTTATTAGAACCCATGTCCCGGAAGTATTGAACGGAATGCACATGGTAGAGGAGATAGAGGATGTAGCTATGGCAACTAAAGATGTTACGCCTAATAAGTCTGTTAACCTAAGTAGTAAGCTTGATTCCGTATTATCCCATCAGGAGGAAGAGGTAAAAGACCCGGAGCCAAATGATACGATAGAGAAAAGGGTAACTTTGAGTACGCTAAGTGGTTTAATTATGCTCCATAACGTACCGGATGAGATAATAAACAAGTGGCTACGTGCAGCAGGAGTTGAAACTATTGCCGATTTAGACGTAGAAAAGCAGCAGGCCTGTATAAAGTATATTAACGAGCAGTATAACTATTCGCATGATATAGAGGCGGCATAAAAACCTGGAATATTATTACCGTTTAGAGTAGAATGTAGAGGATAAAACTAAAGTAATAAGTATGGAAAAGATATCGCCTCGCGTGGACATTTGCTTTAAAAAATTATTTGGAGTTGAAGAGAATAAGGATCTGCTTATCTCTCTTATAAACTCTATTGTCGGCACGGAAGATCAGGTATCGGATATTACCTTACTAAATCCTTACAATGCCCAGAACTTCAGACAGGATAAACTATCTATACTGGACGTTAAAGCTACCAATCAGGACGGCAAAAGATTCAATATTGAGATTCAGATTAGTGATGAAGCCGATTATGATAAGCGAGCCCTTTATTACTGGGCAAAGTTATATACTGAGCAATTACAGGCAGGGCAGGATTATTCCCTATTAGCCAAGGCTATCGGTATTCATATACTTAATTTTACTTCTATACCTGAGACAAAAAATTATCATAATGTATTTCATATTACGGAAAAAGAGAATGGATTTACCTATTTTAAGGATTTAGAACTCCATACCATTGAGCTGAATAAATTTACTAGAGATGCAAGTGAGGAATTAGCAGATATAGTAGCTAAAACAAAAAATGCTCTTGATAGGTGGCTTGCTTTTTTAACTAGGCATGATTTGCTGAAAGCCGACAGGTTACCTAAAGAATTAGATGACGATAAGCTAAAGAAGGCATTGCAGGTATTAGACGTCCTAAGCTTTAGTGCAGAGGAAAGAGAGCTATACGAGGATCACCTTAAGTGGCTCAGGATAGAGGCTAATACCCTAAAAAAGACCGCAGCAGAAGCTTTAGCTGAAGGGATCTTTATCGGTAAACAAGAGGGAATTGAGGAAGGTATTCAAAAAACGGCGCTTAACATGATCAAGCAAAAGCTGGATAATAAGTTAATTTCTTCGGTAACGGGTTTAAGTGTAGAAGAAGTATTAAAGCTAAAAAACCGAGGTTAATTTTTAACGAGAAAACTGAATATTAGATTGTTTCTGTTATAATAAAAATAAAGCTTTTATTATAGTTTAAGGAAGCAAGATGCAAAATTACGATCCATACTTAAATACCTATAACTACCCTTATAATAATTCTGAGCCTTATAGCTTAGCTTCTGATAGCGATAATCAAATACCTGATTCCCGTTATAAAGATGGAGGGTACGGCTATCCCGGTATGCCATATGGGAATGCTTACGATACTACGGGGGCGCAGTATTCCTTTAAAGAAGGAGGTTCGGTCAAAGAAGAGGAGTTACCAAGGCTTGCCGAGTTAATTGAAAAGTACGGAAGGAACGGCGATACCGAGCTTGCCCATATTAATCCTATTGAAGCCCATATATTAAAGAGTTTAGGAGGAAGCGGGACGATCAATCCTGCTACCGGACTTCGTGAATATAGTTTCTGGAAAAAACCCTTTAAGGCAATAAGAAGCGTGCTTGGCGGGGGAGCGGGAGCTATACTCGGTAACATGATTGCTCCCGGAATAGGGGGAATTATAGGCGGTGCTATCGGTCAGGGTGCGCAAGCCGCAGCAAGAGGCAAGAGTACACTCGGCGGAGCTTTGAAAGGAGCAGGTATGGGAGCGGCACTTCCTTCTGTTCTCTCAGGGCTTGGATGGGGAGCAAGTAAGCTTGGAGCTACGTCTCTTGGTTCCAGTCTTAGTAATTACGGCAGTACTAATGCGATATTGCCTGCTTTAGGTATGGGTAGTTCAAGCGGTAGTAGCGGATTGTTTGGTCTTGGAGGAAGTAATCCTTACGTAAGCAGCGGTCTTAGCGCTGCGACTGCTCTTTCTTCCGGTACGGGAGGAGTACCGCCCCAATATAATCAGTATGGATATGGACAATATCCAGGCTATCCTTATGTAGATAACAGGGGTTTTCTAGAAAAGTTCAGTGATAATGCCAAAGACTATTTAACCGAGCCAAGTAATTTACTGACTCTTGGGACGGTAGCAGCGCAAGTAAGCGGCAGACAAAAACCTAAAAGCCCTGAGAAAATAGCAGAGGAAGAGCGAAGGTATCGAAACGCAAGTCGTAAAACTATTGCCGAGGTAGAAGCTGACCAGGCTTTGGAGGCCGCCCGTCAGGATTTACAGAAAAAGCGGAAAAACAGGCAGCTGGAAGAAGATATAAAGAATATGGGGTCGGTGCGTAGACGAGTAGTATCACCCGAGGAGTTTGCAAGAACCGGTCGCTGGCTTGAGTACACGGATGATGAAGGCAGGCCTATTCGCATGAAAGGCGGCGGGAGTGCGCATAGTCCTTATGCTTATTTGATAGAAGAAATTTATTCTCCTCTAAGCCCTATAGGTTATTTAAGAGGAGATAGCGGGGGTCAGGATGATTTGATTAATGCAAGACTTAGCGACGGCGAATACGTATTTGATGCATCAACGGTATCTGATTTAGGGGACGGTAATAATGCGGCAGGAGCTCGCAAGCTGGATAGCTTCTGTGAAAATATCCGCAAACACAAAAGAGGAGGCAAGGTTACATTACCGCCTCGCATAAAATCTTTAGAGAGTTATTTAAGGGGATAATATGCCGACATTAAATGATTTAAGAGAGCAGGCCTTAGCTGTTATAAATCGTGATATAGGGAGAATGGTAAGGAATACGACCCCTGCTTATAGAGGAAAGACTAGTGTGCCGATGTCTGCTTTGACGCAGAAGAAACGGGAATTGGAAGATCGGTTTAATGGTACCCCTGCTCCTTACTCGGTTGAGGCAACGGGTAGTTTTAATAGAACTCCGCAAGGTTTTAACGAAGGGCAAAAAACCTCTTTGCTTGATCTGCTATCATCAGGTCAAAGAGGAGTAGGTAATACCGGATGGAAACTGATGGAAAGGCAGTTTGGGGATAGGACCAGTAGCAGAGCTCCCGGTTATTATAACAGGTTTGAGAAAAACCTGAATAAGGGTTTTCCATTATCCCGCGTCGGTATAGATGCCTTAAGCAACGATGCAAAAGGTTTGGAATCTGAATTTAACGAGGGTTTGGGGAATAGTTTAAATGCACTTGGCAATACCGAGAAGGTAAAGAGGGCGGGCCTCGCCAATATGCTGGGGCAATTCGGCAATCAGCAGCATATATATTCGCATTTGGCAAATGCGGCGGATAAGAACAAGTACTACGCGGAATTAAATGCCCCAAAGCAAAAGATGAAGGCGTTATACAATATAGTAAATAGCGGCGGTGATCTGGGTAGCATGGGGCCTTATGGTGAAGCAGCATCAGTTAAGGTACTAGAGAAGGGACTAAATCTTTATAATAGCCCGACTCCAAGTTACAGTGGTCAGCAACTAGCTAATGTGCCTGAAGAATTAGCG